GGGTATTGCGTTTAAGGCTTACGCGGGAACCCCCGGAAGGGGGCGATTTCCCGCTCCATCATCCGCTTTAGGTCAAGGCGACCTCGATGCGAGTGATGAAGTTGTTGTTGAGAATCTTGGCGACGAACGTGGCCTTCCAGCCGGAGGTCGCGCGCTGATCCAGCGGGTCAGCCGTGCCAGCCGAGCCGAGCGGCTTGACGATGTTCTTCAGGGCCTCGCCGTTGATGGCGGTCGTGCCGTAGGCGTGCATACCCATCAGGACGACGGTGTACACGTCGATACCGCCCGTACCGGCTCCGGTGAACACCTTGCCGTTGGTCGATTCAACGAAACGGATTTCGTTGTAGTAGCCGATCTCGCCCTCCATCACGTCCGTCTGCGACGGATACTTCTCGACGGAGACGAAGCCGGTGAGGGCCTTGACCTTCGCGCCGAGCGAGGTGTGGACGATGCCGATGTACGCGGCCTTGATCGGCGTCGTGCCGATGCCGGTGGTCGCGTCAACCTGCTGGGACACCTTGCGGGTGTTGTTGTTCTTGAGCGTGAGCAGGGCCGCGTCAAGAAGGGTCGTGGTGAGAACGTCACCAGCGGCCACGTCAGCGGTCGCCGTGTTACCGGAGCCGCCGAACGAAACGGACGTACCGGCGTTCAGAACGTCGCGCGTGAGCTGGTCGAGGGTGTCGGCCGCCTGGTCGCCCAGGATTTCAGCCGCCTCCATCAGAACCGGGTCCTGCGATTCGTAATCGAGAACGTCCGTGACGGTCACGTAGTCACCGTACTGGGCGACGGTCGCCGTAACGTCGGTGACGGAGAGCTGCGAACCGGCCGGGGTGACGCCTTCCGTAAGGGGGGTCGTCGCGGCGGTCAGGTTACCGTACCGGCGGAACTTGATGACGTTCGTACCGGCCTTGCGCGGGATGTTCCGCGTCTGCGCCCACTTGGTGTGGATGAACTGCGGAAGCGCGCGCATCAGCAGGGTCCGGTCGTAGAAGTTGTTGACTTCCGCCGGAATCTGCGTGCGGGTCGTATTAGGCATTGCCTTTAATTAAAGGGGTTGATTATCGCTTCAGCGATCACCGTGCTTGAGACGCACGGAATCCTGGAGCTTCTTGAACTCCGCCGGGGACATCTCGTTGACGGACTTTTCGCCCTCAACGGTCCTGGAGGAGCCGCCACCGGCTTGGCCCTTGCGGGCTTCTTTCTCGGCGGCCTTGGCGCGCGCTGCGCCGATCTTCAGCAGGTCGTCACCGGCCACCTCGTAAAAGATGGACTTGATGGGCAGGTGCGCGCGGGACGGGTGCTGCATAAAGCGTTTCGCCTTCGCCTCATACGGAGCGAACTCCGGGTTGGCGGCGATGAACTGCTTGACTTCAGCCTCATCCTCGGCTTCCTGCTGCTGCTTAAGGACCGGAGCGAGCTTCGCATCGACGACCTTGGAAATCAGCTTCGCGTCCTCCGGGTTGATTTCCTCGTCGTCATCGCCTTCATCGTCACCATCGTCACCGGCTCCGTCGTCTTCCTTCGGCTTCTTGCCGTCGGTCCCCGCCTTCGCCTTCTCGATCTGACGATTCTTGCGCTCGATGATGTAGTCCTTCGCCGTCTTGCGCTTGCGCGTTTCCGGCTCGGACCCGTCATCCTTGGGCTTCTTATCGTCACCTTCGCCGCCGTCGCCCTTGTCGGCCTGGTCGCCTTCGCCACCATCACCGTCTCCGGCTCCGTCGTCTCCGGCCCCGTCCTGGCCCTGACCGCCCTGGTCCTGACCGGCTGCGCCCTTATTTTCGGTGTCTGCGCCCGCACCCTCGCCTCCGGCCCCTTGGCCGTTGGCGGCATTGTCAATGTCTGGCATAGCGATTTTACACGCTTACGGGACGTGCCGACGCCCCTTCAGCGGAATTAAGCTCGTCTCTTTCGAGACGGATGAGCTTTTGGAAGCTCGGTTCTGTTCCCCACCGGTTACGCTGCGAGCTGCCAACTTTCGTTGGGCCTATGCGCGCAGGGTTGCCGTCGGCAGGCGGGAAATCGCCAAAGCCCCCGGCCACGAAGGGGAACAGAACCGAAACTCCAAAGTGTCAACGAGCGTAAGGATCGAAGTCCTTTTCCGTGCCGCTGTCGGCCTGGAAAATGGAAAGCAGCTTCTCCGGCATCCGGCGAAGCTCCACCAGGTAGCCGCGCTTGTCGCGGAGCTGGTCCACCTCGTCGTCCGACAGGCGTTTGCCCGCCGGATCCGTCTTGGTGAGGATGCTTTCTTCCAGGACCGAAATATTGCCCTCGATCTGTTCAAGGACAATCTTCCAGCCCTGGGAGCCGATGAGCTGCTGAAGGGCCAAAACGCGCCCCGAAGCCTCCCCCGCCGTTTGGACGGGGGCGACGACGACCTTGGGCTTTCGGGCGCGTTTGGTGGCCATATCAGGCGTTCATCGGGGGCGGGGTAGGGGTATTGCGGCGGTTCCCGGCGGCGAGCGCGGCGGCCGTGCGGAAGTCCTGGCTGCCGTTCATCGGCTTGGGCTGACCGGCCCCTTCGGGACCCTGCGCGGCGGGCTGCGGGAACAGGTCGGGACGCTCGCGCTTGAGCAGCATCGCTTTCTTATGGGCCTCGATGTGGGCCATCTTCGCCACGTTGTCCTCGGCCTTGCCGTGGATTTCGAGGTGCAGCACGTGGTCGTCTGTCGCGGCGACCTCCTGCTTCTTGCCCAGCTCAAGGCCGTCGTTCTCGTCCTCGGCCTTCAGCTCGTCGTAGTTGAGCGGGATGACGCTGTTGATCTCGTCGCGGGTGAACCCGGACAGGCGACCCATCCGGCGGAGCGAGTAGCGGATGTTCGTGTCCTGCGGCTGCAGCTCCACGGCGTCCTTGACCAGCTGGCGGAACAGGCCCAGCTTCTCCAGCCGCTGCGCGTCGGAGACGACGCGGCTTTCGATGATGATGTCCGGGTCGGTCTTGCCGATGATGTCCTTGCGCGCCAGCTTCTTCCACGAGCTGCCCATCGGCCCGGCGATGCGGATGGCCTTCTCGTCGATGCCGTCCTTGAAGTGCTGCGCGTAGAGGGCGCGCCATTGCTGCCAAAACCGCTTCTCGGACCAGCCGAACACCTTGGCGGAGAGGCTGTAGCGGATGTCCACCTTCGAGGCGACCAGGTTGATCTCGCCCAGGGTGCGCTTCTCCTGCGACGCCGCGCCCTGCTGGATTTCCGGCGTCGCGGTCGCGCGCTGCGCCGCTCCGTCCAGGACCTCCATAATCCATTGGACCTCCTGCTTCACGCCGTCGGACGGAGCCGCGACGAGCGCACCGGCGGGGTTGCCGTCAACGGCGATGTGCTTGTCCTGGTCGCGGTCCAGGTCCGCGCGGTTGGTGATCTTGTTGCTGTCGAACAGGTAGCGCGTGTGCAGGTTCTTCTTGACCAGGCCGATGCCCAGGTTCTGCACGACGGCGCGCCCGCGCTGCTTGTCTTCGGTCAGGTCCGGGATGCTCACGCCGTCCCAATCGTGCGCCATCGGGTAGATGGAGCGGTCGAGGAGCGGGAAATACCCGTCAGGCAGCTCCTGGTAGCGCACGATGCGGCTGCGGTCGCCGGAAAGCGTCACGAAGACGTGCTTGCCCTTCCAGCGCGTGAACCACTCCAGCATCCTATACTCGGCGTTCGCGCCGACGGCATCGAACTTGCTGATGTCGCCCATCCCCTGCGCCTCCGAGCGGAGCTGCGCGTTGCGGTCGAACACGGAATTGATGTCCGTGCCGTCGGTCTTCAGGCCCTTCAGGTTGAAATAGAGGCCCTTGCGCTCGGCCAGGTCGAACTTCGACAGGCGAATCTCGCGGCCGCCGAAACGCAGGCCGCCCTTGCCGCGCCGGTCGCCGCGAACGCTCGTCGCGCGCGGGTCGCGCAGGAACACCATCGGGTCAATGACCTCCGGCAACGGCGTCATCAACTCGCGGTCGAAATCCATAAACAGCGCGACGGCGCGCCCGAAGAAGCCCGCGTCCCAATCGAACCAGTAGTCGAAGATGTCCTTCTCCATCGCCTCCTGGTCGAACTCGGAGAGCAGGTTCAGGTTCTCGGACTGCTCCTCGTCGCCCTGCTCGCGCGCGCGGAAATCCGCCTGCAGCCGGTCGGAATACAGCGACGCCAGGACGGTCTGATGGATCGTGAACATCAGCGGGTCGCCCACGGCTTCCTTGTCGCGCCGCTGATTGTTGTACAGCTTCAGCCGGATGGCCCACTCGTCCCACTTCGGTTTCATAAACCAGTAGGACAGCGTGAACTCGGACTGCACCTGCGAAAGCAGCGAGCTGAAGTTGCGCTTCTCCAGCTTCTTCAGGTCCTTCTCAAGCTCGGAATCAATCGTTTCCGGCTCGTAGGTCAGCTCGTCTTTTTGGCTGGTCTTTGGCATACGAAAAGGGAAATCGCTGGGGCTGGCGATTTCCCTTTGGATGAAGGTTGAAATTGTGGGCGGGTCGCCTATAGCATACCACCTTTTCGGGGAAAACACGGGATGTGGATAAAGCGCGTGGTATACTGCACGGCAAGCTGCCAACGACAAGCCGAGAAACCGGGGCGGTATGCCAGCGTCTTTCCGGCTCCGGCGGGAACTTCATCAGCCAGGCTCAACCGCATTGAGCAGCCAAAAAACCGTCCCTACAAACTTGGGGACGGTTTTTTGTTGTCCGTGCAGGCATCGCCAGAGGCCCCACGATATCAGAAATAAGCTATGTTTTCGGTCGGAAGATGATTTTGTAGTTTTCAGGGGTCAGGTCAGCAATGGCTTTTTGGCCATCCCGCAATTCCTGACCAGGCAACTTGAACTCAAGAAAATACACCTTTCCATCCTTGATGCCGATTCGATCACACACGACGGTTGGCGAGAATATCTGCCATCCTTCATTTCTCAATGATTCCGCGACGCCTTCTTCCCAAGCCAACTGATTTCTTCGCCTTTTGCTTTGAGAAACGCTGTCGTGTGTGAGCGTCGGGGAGACTGCGTACTTTTGACGGATTTGCGATGACGACAGCCGATGCGTCCATCGGCTTGGGAGCAACCCCACATTCGCCTGGCCTTTTGGCACGGCCAACCCTCCGATTCTTCGGCAGCGAGTGTCGCGCGTGTCACGGTTGGACCGTAGCCCCCACCGTAGGACGCGCGCCCAACCGGGAAGGAGGAGGACCCGGCGAACGCGCGTTCTACGATGGGCGAGGAGCTTCCAGGGGATTACGCCGTCTTAGGGCGACCTCGCTTTCTCGTGTGACAGGGAGCTTTTTGTGGCCGGTCTATGGCCCCCACCTTTCCGTCGTCCGTCTCCGGCCGGAGCTTCGGACCCACGGCGACCAGGTACTTCTCGGCCCTTGCGGGCTTAACACGCCTGACCGCGCCCGGTGCAGCTCCAGGGATGATGGAGCCAGGGACTGCGGGTATCCCACCCGCTCACGCCGTCGGCCCTCAAATCGCGGACCGAAGCCCACTTTGCGAGGATTCCTGGGGCGCATCTACACCGGGCGCGATCCCCGAACCGTGCAGCGGTTCAGGACCGGCCGTTTCACGTGAAACGCTGGGCATTGCCCGTGGGCCTATTCTATCACGCGGCTCAACGGGCGTAAGGGTCGTAATTCTTCGGCTCGCTGCCGACAACGGACACGGAATAAGGCACGAAAACCGGCTCTTGGAACAAGATGCGGCCCAGGTCCTCGATCATATGGTCGTCCTTGTCCACAGGCTTTTCCTTCCGGTCCTTCTTGTCGCCGGTGCGCCCGGTCCACTCGTCCCACCGCCAATGCTCGATTTCCCAAATCGTGCGCTGGCACGTCTCGAAGATAAACAGCTCCGGGGACTGGACGAACTCGCCGTTCGGCAGCTGCGTGAACGCCAGGGCGTCAGCGATGCGCCGGTTCGCGGCTTCGCGCGCCTTGGTCGCTTCCAGGTAGGTGACCCCGTAGCCGGACAGCCTCTGCGCCAGGGATGTCCCGATGTGCTGGTCCTCGACGAAGGCGGACGGGTCGATGAGCTTCCGCACGATCCGGTAATGGTCGTTCTTGGCCTTGATGAGCTGGGCAAGCTCCTCGGTTCCGTTCTGCGGCTTCACGTACAGCTCGTCCACGACGAACTTGCGGCCTTTCTCGTCCACGGCCACCCACAGCCCGGCGTCCGGGTTGCGCGGATGCGGGTCCAGCGCGTGATAGACGCAAAACCGTCGCTTGTCCACCTGGAAGGGCTTGATGACGTGGACCTTGCGCCGGAACTGCTTGAACACCAGGCCGATGAGGTGCTGGAACTTGCCGTGAACGCGCGCCTGCCGCTCGTCCTCGTCGTACTCGGCAATCATCCGCTGGATGTCGTCGTGTTCCAGGTGGCCCCGGACGCCGTGCTGGATGCAGGCGGATTCCACGTCGGCCTCGATGTGAGCCACGGAGCGGTCGATGACCTCGCCCTCCTCAAGCCCGGCGGCCTTCATATCGCCCGTCACGAAGGCGTCGTACATCCAGCCGCTCCCGGCCAGCGGGGTCGCGGAAATGAACATCAGGCCGCCCTTGCGGAGACGGGAAATGCAGGCCGTGTAGATCGGCTTCGGCGGCGGCTCGTCGAACCAAATGAAGCCCAGCGTCGGACCCTCGAACTCCTTGGGGTCCTGCTCGTAGCTCATTATCTCGATTTCCCACTCCCCGGCCTTCCAATGCGCCTCGTAGCTCTTGGTCCCCTTGCGGCAGCTGTACTTCCCGGCGGGCAGCCACTCCTTCAGGGCCGTGACGACGTTCGTGATGTTGTTCGGGTCCGTGACGATGCGGCCGCGCTTCGGGTGCGGCCAGTTGTCGAACATCGGCAGTCCCTTGAAATAGGCGTTGTCGGACAGGTTCGGGAACAGCAGGTGCGCGATGATGTTGGCACTCGCGGCCGTCTTGCCGACGCCGTTGGCCGCGCTGAAGAACGTGATGAAATTGTCGCCCTTGCCGACGGCCCGGATGTATTCCTCGCACTTCCCGTTCGGCTCGTAGAACGCGAACTTGCGGCCTTCCAGCCGTTTCGCCTCCTCGATCTTCAGCTTGCGGAATACCAGCTCCGGGTCCTCGTCCCCGATGAGGGCATCAAGCTCCGGGTCGCCGGTCAGGGATTCGTGTGCCATAGGCTCAATTTACCACCTTTCCGGCTCATCCGCCGACGTTGACGGGTGCTTCAGGCGCACGTTCACGGTCGCCAGGTCGATGAGGCAGTCGTCGAAGCTGATGTCCGGCTTCCACTTCTCGGCCGATTCCCGGCACTTCGCCGCCACGTGCAGGTCCCAACCCTCCTTCGAGGCCAGGTCAAGCAGCCCCAAGCTCCGCGCGATTGAGCGCGCGTAGTCCTCCCCGCCGCCGGACCAAATCAGGATGCGGAAACCGCGCCGCGCGAAGAACAGCAGCAGGTTCACGTTCTCGTACAGCGGCGCGTCGGTGTCGCCGCGCAGCGTCCAGTCGCAGTCGAAGGCGAGGGTCATATCAGGCGTGGACGTTGACCTTGAAGCCGCGCTCAACGAGCGCGTGGAGCCGCTTGCCGTACAGGTCCAGCTCCTCTTTCGTCATCAGAATATCGTGCTGCGCGCCCTTCAACGAGTGAAGCAGGCGGCCGGTGCGCTGGACTTCTTGCTGGCGCGAGCCGTACAGGAAGTCGATCTCGACGATGTGTTCCAGGTCCTTGAGGCTCACGCCCAGGTCCATCACGCGGGAGGCCACGAAGACGGTCTGCTCGCGGGCCTTCTCCATCCGCCTGCTGGTCCCGCCGTGGATGAACTCGACGCCCAGCTTCTTGGCGCAGCGGTCGCCCAGGGTCAGGGAATCACAGAACACGATGGTCTTGCGGCCCGGCGCGACGAGCTGGTGCGCCTTCACGAGCTTGGCCGCGTCATCCCGGACGACGTGGACGTTCACGGCGTGGTACTCCTTGCCGAGAATCTTCATCAGGTCCTTCCAGTCCATCCCGATAGGGAAGCCGGTCAGGGCGAAAATGTAGCTCGTGCGGCCGTCCTCGCGGTACGGGCTGGCCGACAGGCCGATGCGGTACTTGGCCTTGAGCGTCGCCAGGCGGCTGAAGGTGTTGCTGGGCAGCCGGTGGCACTCGTCGAAGACGACCAGGACGAACTCCCGGTTCTGCACCTTGTGGTACGCCTGGTACGTGATGATCTCGACCTCGCGCAGCAGGCGCGGCGCGTACTGCCGGAAGTAGTCGCGCCATTGGTCCACCAGCGTCCGCGTCGGGACGACCAGGAGCTTCGGGCCGACCAGGGAATCGGCGCAGCGCATCGTGAAGAAGCTCTTGCCCGCGCCGGTCATCCAGTAGATGCCGACCGCGCCCAGCTTGAGGAACTTATGGTAGGCGTCGTCCTGGAATTGGTACTTGCCGTCCTGCGTGAACAGCAGCTGCGTTGGCCGCAGGTCCTCCGGCGCGACCGGCTTGGGCTTGAAGGGCAGGTGGCCCTCGTCAATCAGGTCCGCAATCAGCTGGAACTCGCGCCCGCGCGTGATGCGCGCCGACGTTTCACCGATCTTTGACAGGTGCAGCTTCAGCTTCCCGGCCTCCAAAATCTTGCGGTCGCCCTTCTTGAACTTCAGCTCGCCGTCCTCGACGGCAAAATCGCCCTCCGGGGCCTCGATGCCGGTGGCGCGGCGGATTTCGTCGCTGACGGTCCCCAGCCACAGCGTGAAGCGGTTGATGAGGAAGATGTTGTGGCTTTCGGTCGCCATTTCCAGCCAGCCCACCGAGAAGTCGATGAACTTGGGGACAATGCAGTACCACTCGTCCGCCTTCTTGCGGATCAGGGCGTAGGGACGCTTGAGGAAGGCTGCAAACGCCTCCCTGTCGAGCTGCGGGTGAATCTCATCGGCCAAGGCCGTGGCTCGCGTCCTGGCCGCAGCCAGGCCCCTTTCCACGTCATCCAGCAGGCCGAGCGCGGCGGCGATCTTGTCCTCCAACATAGGCTTATTTCCTGCGGTAAGGCCGCCCGTCGTGATTCCAAACGAGGGCGATGAGAATGATGGTGGCGATAGCCAGGGCGATGATGTCGCCCCAACTGATCGTCAATGAATCGGGCGGGTACAGGTTTGCGTCAATCATAATGTCAGAAAAAGATGTTCGCGCCGTTGAAATGGTCGTTCTCGTGCTGGAAGATGTGCGCGGCCAGCCCCTCGATCCACTCCGTGTGCTTCCGCAAGCCGCCGAACCAGCCGTCCGGCGTCTGATAGCTTACCAGGATTCGGTGGTAGCGATGGACGTACTTGGCCTTCCGGTGCGGGAACGACAGGCAGCCTTCCAGCAGGTTGCCGTGATTCTTGATCTCGGTGACCTTGTGATTCAGCTCGGCGCGAGGCGCGCCCGCGCGCACCAGCTCCGGGATGTCCTTCACCTTCTTGGTGATGGTGTCCGGCCGCTGGATGATGAGCGGATTGATGATGATGCGGTGTCTGAAGACGCGCTTCCAGCCCTTCGCGTCCTTGGGCTTCTCCACCAGGTCCGTATGGACCACGAAGAAGGATTTGGGCTGGGCGGCCACCTGCGGGTGCGCGAGCGCGTACCCGAACTCGTGGACCCCCCTGAACGAACCGTCGATCATCTTCAGCATTTCCTCCGCGTCGGCGCGGATTTCGTCCAGGGATGCCACGGGAGCCGCCTTGGAGCGTGAAAGCTCCAGCGCGGGCAACATCTTGAGCATAGGCGATTTAAGGCGATTAATCCCCTCCAGCATATCATATTAGGGGCATCCCTAAAATGATACGCACAGCCCCCTTGCTTGACAAGACAAGCCTTTCCTTGTAAGATAAAGGATATGAAGCCAAGGACCAAGGAATACGAGCTGCGGCATCAATGGGCCAAGCGGCAATTCGGCCGCCCACGGACCTGCGAATGTTGCGGCGACGATCCTTTCAAACCCCCTCAATGGCATCATTGGGCGAGCATCAGCCACCGGCATCTGAAAAGACGCTCGGACTGGAAACGGCTTTGTTGCCGCTGCCATCACTACTTCGATAATTATAAGCCAGGAATATGCTGGCATCATCACTCTATGCCCGAAAAGGTCCAGTACGTTGAGAAGTCCGTCTGCGGGGTCGTCCGGCTCTATCCCCAAGACGCGAAATTTGCGAAGGCCCTTCAGCTACTTAACGGCCACAAAAGCCTGACCGACGAGGACATCACCGCGTTCAAGCTCCTCGGCGTCAAGTTTGAGAAGGTCGAAAATAAATAAGCTCAAAAGTATGGAAATCGCCAGCCTGCTCGCAGCCCTTTTGATCCTTCACGCCCACGACATCCTGAATCACAATCCGTCCCGGCGCATCCGTTCCTGGTATCGCCGGACGCTCAACATCAACCCCTATGCCCGGTGAAATCTCGCGGTCTTACATCGGACCGACCGATACGCCCAAGCCAATCCCAAAATGGGCATTGCCCAAAAAATGCGGCGTTTGTGGCGTCACGCGCTGTGACAATCACGACGGGATAAATTGCTACGCCAGCCATCCCGAAAAGGACTGGCGTGATCCCAAGGTGTTCTGCCACGGCAAATGCGTGAAATCCTGATATGGCTGATTATCGCCTGCGCGGACACGTCCGCACCCTTCAGCACTATTTCGCCCAAATCTACCGTAAGGTCGGCCTAGAGTGGAGCCACGACAACGACGTGGAAATCGAGGAGACGGTCCAGGGCATCTTCGAGGAAGCCGTAGCTGCCGCCAAAGAAGACCGGCAATAAGGCAACGAAAAACCCCAGCCAATTCCCGGCTGGGGTTTTTCATTTCTTGACCCGCTTCTTGAGCAGGTGGGCCTTGAGCTTGGCGATCTTGTCGGCCAGCTCGCCGTTCGACATCCGCTCGTAGGGGTCGTCGATCTCCAGCTTCTCGGCGGCGTACTTCCCCTTGAGCTTGTAGCCCATATCCACGGCGGTCAGGCGCGCGCGGTTGTCAGGAACCTCGATGCGCTTCTTGCCTCGGAAGACGACATCGGTGGCCTCCAGCTGCTCCCGATGGACGCGCGCCAGCTCATCGTCGGGCAGGAACTCTTTAAGCAGCTCCTTCCAGGTCTTCGATTTCGTCAGCTGCTGCGGATTCTTGGCCGTCGCCGGTGAATATCCAACTTCGCGCATCGCTGCGCTGACGGACACCCGCTTTCCCCTTTTTTCCAATACCTTCGCGGCGACGAGCTTCGCCCCGATCTTCCTGCCGTTAAGGTTTTCCGGCTTCTCTTGCTGGGCCATAAAACTCTCTAGGATTGCTGACAATCGGAGTAGGCGGCGCAATGAGACGAGGAACAGGACAGGCACGGGACCGATTCCAGGTGGTCCCACCGGCGCACCATTCCCCTCCACCACTTCAGGAGGCGGGCGATCATACCGGCTTCGCTTCCGTCACGGCCTCCCCCTTCACCGGGCCGAACAGCGCGGACACTTCATCCGGCTTCAGCTCCCGGCGGAACAGCGTCGCCTCATACCCGCAGGCTCCGGCGCACTTCGCCCGGACGGTCCCGCCGGTGAAGACGGCGTAGGTCAGGTTCTTCCGGAAGCACCACGGGCAATTTCGCTCCGTGGCGACCTCGCGGAGTACCTTTCGTGCTGTCGGCGCGGAGCCTTGAATCATACGCTTAAAGCATATCACGTTGTCCCCAGGTGTGCGTAAAGCTGTGGACGATTTCAATGCGCGCAGCCCGGACCGCCGTGCCGGATACCTCCCTCCGTGCAGGGCGTGTCAAAGACGGTCATCTGATCCGGGTTGGGCGTCGCGCGGGCGCATTTCCGGCACACGCGCAGGCGTGCGCGGCCTTTTTTCAGGGATTGCGCGTCGGACTTCCCGCAGTGTATGCAGTCGAACTGGTACAGGTGACGCTCGCGTTTCCAGGGCTTGCTCATAGCACTTTCTCCAGGTCGGGGTCGATGGTCCGCCCTTCCGGGCATCCGCATACCCCCTGCCTGATCTCCTCCCGGCAATCGAAGCATACGCCGACGAACAGCCACTCGCGCCAGGATTCAGGCAGGTAATCGAAGAACGGGAACGTCCAGTACAGCCAGCTGCGGAACCTGGCCAGCCGGTACTGCCCGTGCGTCTTGAACCGGGCGACCTCGCCGCAGGTCGGGATGTTCGGGCAGCGCATCGACCACCGGCGCGGACCTCCCCGCCGGATAGAATCGAACGTCAGGAACCGGCCATCGAGCCGGTGGCCGCATCGCTCGCAATGCGCGAACAGGGCGGCCTTGAGGCGGTCCAGGCTCATATCGCCGCGCCGTTAGCCGCCAGCCGCTCGTCCTCCTCGCGCCGGAGACGGGCCACGCGCTCGAAATTGAACTCCCGATGCCCGAAGTCCTGGAGCGCACGGCTCTTGAGCAGCCATTGCAGCTGCTCGGCCGTGAACGCCGGTCCGCCGCGCTCCACGATGGCTAGGTACATCCGATATTCCTCCAGGGACAGGTTCGATTTTTCCTTGTTGCAATTGGTGCAGCAGGGGACCAGGTTGGCCTCGTCCGTCTTCCCTCCACGGCTCTGCGGGATCAGGTGGTCCTTGGTCTGATAGGCCGGGCGCAGCGAGGTCGGGCAATACCAGCAATGCCCATCGAGCTTGGCGAAAATGCGGTCGGTCATACCTTTTCGTCCATCGCCTCCTGGACGACGTTCATCAGCTCATCGGTGGCCTGTTCCGGCGTCAGGTAAAACTCCGGCTGCACCTCGTCGCGGCAGTCGAGCCGCCAAAGGATGCCCTCGATTTTTTCCTTGAATCGTCGATATTGAACCTGCGTCATATCCCTATCCGACAAGCATAAAGTGGCGGTTTAACGTGTGTTCGGTGGTGTTATGCATCTTGCCGCTGGCAGTCAGAACATCCCATCCGCCGCGCCGCCCTTTCCGGTAGATGACGACGCGATGATTCGGGTCCAGCTTCGATGCCCAGGTCTGCCCTTTCCTGACGGTGATGCGCTTCATAGCCGCAGCTTCGCGCGGACGATGAGCAGGATTTTCTTGGCGGCGGCCTTCAGCAGCTGCTTCTTCTCGTCCCAGGTCAGCTGATCCGCGAAGGCGTCAGCGGCGGCGGCCTGCTTCTGCTGCTCCTGAACGCTCATCGGCGGACGCTGGCCGGTCGCCATCGCGTGTTTCAGCTGGACTTCCTTCCGACCCTGGAGCCGGTCCAGCTGCTTCTTCTCCTGGCGCGAGCGGAGGCGGCCCTGGCTGTCCTGCCAGGAGCAGGTGGCGAAGATGGTGCTTTCGTCACCGAAGACGCGGCACACGGCCGGGCGGTCCTTGTAGACGGTGCAGCGGTAGTCCTCGCTCAAGAACGGGCAGCGGCCGGACTTGGTGATAGGGACCACCATATTGTCCCCGAACGGGACCAGCTCGATAATCTCGCGCACCGGCTCGTGCGCGGCCATAAAAGCCTTGGTCATCGGGA